CAAGTGCTTCATTTACTGTTGGTTCTCCGCCAGCAAAAGCATATCCAAGAATAGCAAAAATTGAATCCACAGGAACTCCTTCTTTAATTAAATATACATTAAATGCCAGTTATACACTTGCTACTGGTGCTTCTGCTCCTCTCACTACGGACGGTAAATGGATAATTCACGATGATTCAATTGAACCACTTTTATCGGCATATAATGCTACATATGAAATATCTAATGTAGAAATGATTATTCAGCAGATTCAGGCAGACCCAAGATATGAAAGTGGTATAATCCAAAAAATGAGTGAAGGTGGTGTAATTGCTTATGATTTCCTATCAGTCACGAACTATAAATATTCTCAACAGAAGAGTGATAGAGTTGCTAATATTCGGTTGATGCTAAATAATTCTCGTATGAAGTCAATTTTATCAATACCCGTGGATGCTGATATTTATGATATTAAAGATAATATGCTCGGTGGAAATGCTCTTTCGGGACGACAGACTTATCAATATGCTCCTAATTACAATCGTGATTATTTTAGTTATTCTTGTAGGTCAGGATTGGTAGGTATCAGTGATAATATTTCTAATTATTCTTGGTTTTATGACGGACGTCTCCAACCTTCAAGACGCGTGGATTTAACCAAAACGAGTAGTAGGACCAGCATTTCTGCCCAAGGAATCACGGAATTAGATAAAGCACTAACTTCGGCGGGAATTAATGCTCATAGTATGAGAAAATATAGTGAAAATTTTATGATTGGTCGGGCAGTTGCCATTGGTAAAAATAACGTATATGATGCCAGGAATAAAGATTTTAATTTACAGGTTAATTATCAGGAGGCATCTGCCCCTACTAAACCTAAATTATGGCATAATTTTGTTTATCATATTCGTAGAATGAATATTCAAGGTGATTCTGTTTCTATTGAAGTTTAAGAAATAAGTTAACAATATTGTTAACTTTTATAATTTTATTTTATGTTTTTTATTTTATAATTTTTTATATAATTAAATATAAAAATGGACGGACGATTAGAACATTTGGAAATTCAACCGAGCAACATTGTCTCCACTGGTGTTGTATCATTTAAAAATGGCAATCCTGTTATACAATTTATTATTGGTGAACAGGATAAATATCTATTAGGTAATAGTTTAAGATTTACGGGTAATTTACAATTCCTTGAAGGAGTTGTTGGGTCAGCAGTTCCTCCTGTAAATGCCAGTAAAGTATCCCTGGACCCTAAAATTGGTGCTTATTCTATAATTAGTGAAGTTGCTATATTTTCTCAGCGGTCTAAACAGCAAATTGAGCATATTAGACATTATGGAAGATTCCTTTCTACATACCTTCCTGCTTTGAATTCTAAACAACAGGCAATGACGAGTATGAATACTACGGCACTTACTATGCCAAATCACGAAATTGAACGTCTTGGTGTTGTAAATAATGCCAATGGAAGTGGTTTAACTGCTGGAACCCAGTTTAGTGGAAATAGTTTTTGCTTACATTTGCCGTGTGGACTATTTAATTCTCAGGAACCAATCCCTCTTTCAGGAAATGGATGGGGAACTGGGGGACTATTATTGGAATTAACCCTCCAAAATGACACACAGGTGCTATTTAGTAATGATGGAACGGCACTTAATAACTGCTATTATCAGTTAAGCAATATGAGTCTAAATATGGAAGTTGTCAATCCATCTTCTCAGGTTTTGGCAGGATTACAGAATCAGTCCTCAGGTTCCCTTGAATATAATAGTATAGCAAGTTTTTATACTTCTGTCAATTCTACCAATGCTATTGTTAATTTTAATTTAGGATTAAGCAAATGTTTAGGTTGTTTTTTCAATATTATTCCTTCTGCTGATTTAAATAATTATAGACGTAATGGTAATTCTACACTACCTTTTACCAATTCTACTGGAAGTGTTGCTAATTTAAATCAAGTAATTTTTACACGCGGTGGAGTAAAATTCCCAAATCAATTTAATATTGACACTAATGTAAAGAATTTACCTTCTACCCAAATTTATTTGACAGAAGACCCACAGGTTATTAGACAGGTTATGGGTAATTTTATGCCTGATAATGACCTCAAAAATACCCAGTTTTCGCCCGTCACCATTAGCAGACGACTTGATGCCGATGGTAAAGACATTTTAAATGCCGACGGAGGCAGTATGTATTGTATAGGAACAACTTGGGATACTATATCAAATGCTGGCGTAGATTTTAGTTCTGTTAATCTTGGTATACAAATGGAGGTAAAATTAATCACTGACCATCCAAATACTATCTTTTTATTCGTTAGACATAAGAGCACATTAATTTTCAATCGCGATGGATTACAGGTAATTTCTTAAAAATAAATATACAATATTGTTAACTTTTATTAAGAATTAATTTTATAATTTATAATTTTATTTTAAATTTTTTTATATTAGAATATATAAAAATGTCAGCACAAGTTCCCGACCTAATGAAAATTGGAGCAATCCAAACTGAAATGACCCAAGATGTTCAAACAATAATTACTGAACCAGTTGTTTTTAATCAAAATGTATGTAGGATTACTCTACAAAATATTGGATTTTTACATTCTATGAGTAGACTGGCAATTCAGGTTTCGGCAACTGCTCTAAATGACTGGAATGCTTCTAATGCCAATGCTACATTTGGGGCAGGAATGGCAATACATAATCTGGTGGAGCGTGCCTCCCTTTCCGTTGGTGGCAAAACCATATGTGAGGTTGAGGATTTTAGTCAATTTATGGCATATAAATCTATGTTTATTGCTAATGAAATTAATAAAGAACGTGAGTCTGTTATTTCAGGACGAATTATGAATTTTAAACCAATCTATACTTTAAGAAGTGGATATAGTGCTTCGGCATATGGTTTAGATAATGGCACTGACCCAGTTGTTGATTTTAATGCTCCTGCTGGTGCCTTTGTCCCAAATGGGAGTGGTGTTTCCCCAGGAACTCCTGGGGCAGGTCAGGTATTAAGTTTAGGTTCGGCATCTGCCATTACCAGCGGTGTTCAGGTCCAAGATAATTTACTTGTGAGAAATGAACCTGAATTACAGATTAGTTTAAGTGATTTATTTCCATTTTTAAGATTTAATCAGTTGCCACTTTATATGATGGCAGAGCAGGTATCTATTAATATTGTATGGAAACCTCAAAAAACTGCTTTTACTTCACGTGTTGCTCTTGGTGGCGGTGCCCCTTCTTCCACCCAGGTTTTTGATATTAAACCTACTTCTGTAAAACTAATTGCTGATTATTTGACATTTCCAGGCGAAATTATGACCCAGTATGCTCAGGCAAATTCTACACTTAATTTTAATTATGTTGATTATCGTCTCACTAAACGAACTTATAATGGGTCAAGTTCTATTGCTCAAACTCAGCAGATTCTTAATGTTGGTGGTGCTGGTAGAATTGTTAATAAATTATATTGTGCTATGAATGATGATACTGAAAATGCTGTAAGAATTCTTGGTCAGGGTTATTCTGCCGTAGCACCAGGTCTTGATTCCAGTGGACAAAATGTCCAAATTTTAACTACAAATGTTAGATATAATGATGAATATTTATATACTACTGATAGAAAGAATCCAGCATTACAGTTCCACGATATTGTCCAAACGGAGAGTGAAATACCTGCTGTTTCAAAAGATGCCTATAATGTAGAATCAGGTGGTTCAACTGGTGGTGGACTTACTGCTCAGGAAAAATTTAATGGACACGACCAATCTGCTGTTGTTGGTTTAAGAGGTAAATTCTTTTATCAGGCACATAAACTAAATAGAAATGAACGAATTAATAGTAGAGGTATTGAACTTGAAACTTTATTTAGTGAATTACCTGGACTAACTGCTGGTAATAATTATACCCAGCGTGTATGGATTGAAATTCTACGAACTGCCACTTTATCTAATGGCATATTGGATTGTTATTATGCCTAATAATATACAATTTTGTTAACTTTTTTAAATTTTTTTTATATTATCAACTATAAATATGGACGCGAGAGGAACAAATGCTTTCATTAAAAAACATCCAATACTTGATATTAAAGGATATACACGATTATCAGTTGCTGATAAAATTAAGGCAGTAAATAAAGCATTAACTAAAAAAAGTCCTGCTTATACTATTCCAAGGGAAGAATGGATAGCATTGAAAAAGCAAGCAGGTGATAAAATTGCTGGTGGTGGAGGGAAAAAAGGTGTTGTTGGTCCAACTGGCAGACCAGCACCAAAAAAAAAACAACCTGACAGAAAGAAAGTTAGAGCACCTCCAAAAGATGAAACCGATGACGAACGAAAAGAAAGACTAAAAAGAATTAGGATAAAGGCAGAAAGAGGAACATTGGGCGATGATAGGGCACCAAAGGGTGGTGGCAGAGTGAAGAGGGGGTATACAGATGAGACTGAACGGGAAAAAATGGAGGAGGAAAAGAGGGAAAAAGAACGGCAAAGAGTTAGGGATAAGGCAAAACGTGATAGAAAACCCAAACCTAAAAGAACACCAGTTGATTTACCTGGACCAAAACCCAAAGATATACAAGATATGATTGATAAGGAAAGACAAAGGAAAAATATTGAAAGACAAAGGAAAATGTTTGCCGATAAAAAAGAACGGGACCGATTAGATGAAGAAGCAAATGATGCTGTGTCAAATGTATTTAATATAGTTTTAGGAAATGTAATGGAGGACCAGAAGCAGAAGTTCCTGAGTTCAAGGGTTAAAGCACAAAAAGTAGAAGGTCAAAGAGTATTTGATGAATCAAGAGCAAGACAATTCCAAAAATATACACAAATGAAAATTGACCAAGAAAGACAATTTGGTAAACCTGCTAATAGTAGATATACAATTAATCTTGTAAAACTTCCAGGTGGCAGGGTATATCAAGAAAGAATTGATAAGGAAACTGGAATGCCAGTATATGACCCAAATGACCCAAGACGTAGTTGGAAAAACAGAATCAGTGCTGGTAGTTATAGTGGTGGTAATGGTGAATTATTTTAGAAATAAGTTAACAATATTGTATACTATTTTTTATAAATTAAATATAAAGTAATTTAAAATGGTTTTAACCAACAGAGAAAGATTTAATAAGAAATATAAATTTCCATTAAACAGTTCACATTCAAGAAAGGAAATAAGTAGATTATCAGGTGTAAGTATGAAAGTATTAAATGAAGTATATAAACGTGGTGTTGGGGCAAGAAAAACAAATCCATCATCTGTAAGAAATCTTAAAGGTGTTAAGGGAGGTGCTGGAACAAAAATGTCAGCACAGCAATGGGGAACTGGTAGAATATATAGTTATGTTATGAAAGGGAAAACTTATTCAACAACAGATAAAGATTTACATTAATCATTTCATAGAGAAATAAGTTAACAATATTGTATACTATTTTTTAGTTTTAGTCCTAAGGGAATCAGGAGGTTTATAATCACTAAATACCTTTGCTGGTTTAACTCTTTTTTCTCTGGCAATATCACCTTTTATATTAAATTGAAAATCAGCATTACAACTTCCATTATTTTCAGGAGTCTTTAAGAGTTTCTTTTCACGATATTGTTTTGGTAGTTTCTGCCTTTTATCAACAAGTGATTTTTCTTTTGCCATTTATATACAATATTGTATATTTTTTTTAATAATAAATTTTATATTATAATATAAATGTCATTAATTCTAACAACTAATACAAGTGTAAATAATTCTGGGAATTCACCAACAAATACAGGATTGAATAGACCATATGATTATACTAATTTTTTAACTAATACTTTTGAAATAGAAGCAAATAGTGAAGTTGCTGTTCAATCTGTTAAGGTAAATAAAGAAGGTAATATATCAGTAAATAGAAACAATAATCAATTTTATGTTTATTTAGGTGATAAAGACCGACAGACAGCAATGGAAGATACAACTACTACTCCAATTCATACATTTTTAAATATTGCTGGTGGTAAACAAGAAGAGGTAAATGTTGAAACAATGCCACCCTTAATTAAAGAAGCAATTGATAGAGGTATGGGGCATCCTGATATGGTTTTAAACAATGGCACAAATACAACAGGTTCAATCGTCACCGTAGACCGAAATGCTGATAAAACATTCCAGGGTTATAATTTAGATATTAAATATGGTATGTCTGCCAGTAAAGTCAGTTCAAGTAATACTATGACTTTTGAAGATTGTTTGACGGCACCTGACCACGCTGGGACTTGGAACCAAGGGACTAAAAGAATGACAAAAGCACCTGCTACGGCAACAAGCACAAGTATATGTGAAATGATTAATACTTCTATGCCATTATCACAAGTAGGTGGAGTTTTTCAAGTAGATTTTAAAGAAGCAGGGGCGTTTTGGTCAGTTGGATTGACACGATATTTAGACCAAACACAATTAATTTACAGCGACCAAAATGTTTATTCTGCTCCTGCTGGAACGAGTTATTTTGATTGGGTTGCTAAATCTGTTTTTGACCCAAGACCCGCATCGGCAGGTGGTCAAAAATATTTTTTAAGATTATTTCATTCTGTTATTGATTCTTCCCGAGGAAATGTTGAGGGAGGCACTCCTACTGATTTTTATACACTTAAAGAGTTTGATTATACAACAGGCGGTGGGTCATCTTCTTCATTGGTTGAATTATTTGATGTATCAGGTTCATATACTGAATTAAAACCACAAAAAATTAGATTTACAATGAATAATGAGCAAATGAGGGTTGATGTTATTGATAATAAGGGAGCAGGAACTGTTTTAAATTTAGTATTAGGCACAAATGCTTCTAAACTAAAAAATCTAAAACCAGGTTCAGCAACTACAAGGTATATTTACCCAAAAATGAGAGTTAGGGATGATAATAAATATTTAACTATTGAAGAATTTCAGGGTAGTAAACCAACTGGTTTCATTTATGGCAATAATCGTGATACAGGTGCTTTTATGGACGGAACATTTGTAAATGGATTGAGTGATTGGGATTGGTGGTGTAAATTATATTTTAGAGGTCAATGTGGTGAATATGGAAAAACAGTAGATATGAGGCAGATGTTTGATTATGATGGTGATAATAAGGATGAAAATTATGTTCAAATTGGATTAAATGCCTCAGGTGCTATAAAGAATAGTGCCAGTAATATTGGTTGTGCTTTAATTCTTACAGATAGTAATAAAGAAGATGATGAGTTTGGTTATTATCCAACACCAGGAGCAAATGCTACTGAATTATTAGGTTTTGAAAATAACCCACTTTTAGATGTCCCAAATGCTTCTACAACAACAAGTGAAACATATAAATCAAGTAATATACCTCAAATGGTTTCAACTAATTCTATATTTGTTAGACTAAATAATTTTTTACAAAGAACAATTAATGGTCAAACAAATGGTGTAAGTAAAATATTATATCATTTGCCTCGGTTTGATAATAGTGGCACAGAATTCGGTGGTTTGTTTTATGAACCACACGAACGAGTATATGTTAAATTACATAATACTGAAAATATGAGAATAAATGATTTTTCTGTAAGTTTAGTTAATCCTGATGAAACTTTAAGTGATAATCTTACTGGTAAAACTATTGTTATGTTTCACATAAGAAAATCAAATAGTTAACAATATTGTATACTTTTTAAAATAAATTACTATAATAAATGCCAAAGATTCCTGAATCACAATTAACCTTTCGTTCCACCAAAATGAAATCTGGTAATGTTGTTTTTCCTATAAATAAAAAAAATCTAACTACTAATAAAATGCCCCCGAAAAAGATGCCAAAAGCAATGAAATCCAAAGCAGATAAAGAAGTTGCTTTAACCAAAGAATTAGTTGAAAAATATCCAGCATTAGTCAGTGAAAAATTAACCACAGGCACAAGAGGTGGACGCCGATTAAAATTACAAAAAGGTAGTGTTAAGAAAATTAAAGAAATATTAGGTGATGATTTTCCTGAATATGAAAAATTACTTAAATTTAGAAAAGAACGAAAAGATGCTGATAAAGCAAATCAAGATGCCAAACCTCCTGAGAAAGCAAAGGAGAAAGCAAAGGAGAAAGCAAAAGAACCTGTTAAATATGAAAAATTAACTCAGGCAGTGCCCTCAGGTAAACCTACTATTAAGAAATTAGGTAAAAAAGTAGAAAAGAAAGGCACTCATAAAATGCCTGATGGTTCAACAATGAAAGATTCTGCTATGCCTAAAAAAGATAGGAAAAAGGCAAAACCTAAACAGAATGCTAAAACTGTGCCTCAAAAAATAGCAAGACAACAATTAATTTCAGGGCGTGTTGCTGGTCCAAATTCTGCCAGGGTTGTTCCACAATTCCAACGTGTTAAAAAGAAATATTCCACAAGAGGTAAAATATTGCCTGGAACTACAATGGAATATACAGAACCAGTGGTGCCACGAGATACTGCTTCATTAGGAGGCAAAAGACCATATTTAAAACGTAATGTTAAAGTGGACGGGCGGGGTAATGCTCGCGGAGCATTTATGTTATATGCCGACCATAAGACAGGAAAGGTTTTCTTATAAATAAGTATACAATATTGTTAAGTTTTTTCTTTAATTTCTTCTTTTAATTTTAAATCTAAATTTGTTTTAGACCTTTCAACTATTGGACTACGACCTGTATGTCCAGTCATTTGTAATCTTTCCTCGGCAATAATAGCATCTACATCTCTTGTAATACAACCCCAACAACAAGTTTTACATTTACTTTTTTGAATTATTAAACATAAAGCACCCAAAGCACCCAATGCTCCAACAACAAATAACATTAATTGGTCAATGCTGAAATCATCCATTTTTGTCATAAAAAAGTATACAATATTGTATATTTAAAATTTAAAAATATAATCTAATATAAAGATATGGACGTTCACCCAAACCGAATAACTCTATTAAATGATATCTTAAATAAATTAGAAGTCATAACAGAAAAACAAAATATAATTTTGGAAGAAATAGTTCATATCAAAAAAGAAATAAATGGGGTTCGTGCTATAACAAATAAGTTGCCCGAACGTAAAAATGGATGGTTAGGCAGTTATTGGGAGTTAAAAAATCAAAAAAATTCATAAATTTGAAAATATTTAAAAGGATTTTTTATATTAATAGTATAAAATGACCGATAAACTATCCCAAATTATTCAGGATGCTCGCCCAAAAAGTGCCGAATCCTCAATTAAAGCATATAAACGATTAATCAGTAAAATAATGTTAGCACATCCAAATATGATTGATGACCCTGATGATACTTCTTGGGTAAATGATACTCAATATATTTTGAAAGTTATAAAAGATATGGATGTAAAGGATTCTACGGCAAGGAATTATTATGTTGCTTTAATGATATATATTGAAGGTGTAAATGGTGGAGCAAATGATGTAGCATTATGGTCTACATTCCCTGAATATATGATTTATGATAATCTTGTTAAAAAAGTAAATGATGAATATAAAGTATCAAAAGAAACCAATTCATTAACTCCTTCCCAACAAGAACAATTTATGACAGCAACTGAACTACATTCAAGAGTTAAAACTATGAAATCCCAAGCAAATAGAATTATGGCAAAACACGGCGGAGAAAATGGTAATCCAAACCCTCCTGACAAAGAATATAGTTTTGCTATGGCATATGTATTATTGAATATTTATTTAGAACTACCAGTAAGAAATGAAATTGCTACACTAAAATATATTTCTAAAAGACAATTTAATAAACAAAGTAAACTTCCCAGTAATCCACTCACAATGAAACATAATTATATTATTATTGAAAAATCAAAATCTACAATTATTAGAAATAATTATAAAACAAATGAATCACACGGAGCAAAAACTGATATAGTATCCAAAGAACTAAGAACTATATTAAATAAATGGTTTAAATATATTGGTTTAGACCCAAAAATGACATATCATAATGATGGCGATGATAATGGATTTCATATATTTCCAACACTTCAACCTAACCCTGATTCAACAACAAGCACTCCTGAATTAAATTTAACTAAATTTTTACAAAGATTTACTGAAAAAGAGTTCAAAAAAAAGATGTCTACTACTATTCTTGCTAAAATTTATATGAGTGGTAAAATTGACCCTGAATTATCTAAAAAAGTTTTAGAAATAGCAAAAGTAAGAGGCACAACACCAACCGTGCTCCTACCTGTTTATGGCAATACAATGGAATAAAA